CATAAAAATCAATCAACTTTACCTGAAGTGCAGCCGTAGTATTTTTGGAACTCGAATCAATTTCAACACCTGATATACCCGTAGTGGTGCTACCAGATCCGAAAACTAGATTACAGTTTTCATTTAAATTTGCAGCTACTAGATTTGTTCCGCCTGCTGAGTCTTGCTGACAGATAAATAACTGATGAGGATCATCAGCTACAAATGCTATCGCATCAGATGCGGCCGTTCCGTTAGGGAACGTATTATTAAATCTAGGCTTTGATGTACTTGGGTCTGTATAGAAACAACCCATAAATACTCCTCTTATAGCGTCGCCTGCTGTTGCTACAACGACTGTTCCGTCGTTTGCTTGTTTAACTGGATCGCCAGTAAAAATTCCGCTTGCGCCACTTGCAATAGAGTATTTAGTAGTACCAGTAGTTCCGCCTGGGGCAGAACCAACTTTAGCTATTGGTCTTAAACCAAATGCTTGGTCTATGTTAGCCATAGTAGTCTCCTAAATTATTTCAGAGACATTGATCTCACTTATTGAGACTTCTTGCCCCCAAAAGTTACTCTGCTCTGTCTCTCTTGAGAGATAGGCATGCTTGGGTGCTCTTCTTTATGGAGATCATTTTCAATTGCCTTTGTCTTTGTATCAGTAAGATTACGGAAATATTCATCCCGATCCTCTTTAACCTCGATAGGACAACGCATTAAAATTAATCCGCCTATACCTATGACGCCTTTGTACTTACCGTCGTTGACAGATGGAAGATCCATTCTATCAGGATACTCGTCTGCTCTCACAAATTCATAACCACTTCGGAGACGGCCAATAATATTTTTTTCATCAGCCATTCCTCTGTACTCAGCTCGCACCCACCTATGATGGAAACCATCAGGTGGTTCTGGCGCTTCTAAGTTAGAAGGGGGTACCCAACCCCTTGGTCTAGAGACTTTTTCACGTGTCTCTGATTTGCGTGAGGGTAGTGATTTTATACCTTTTGTAGTCATGTTACGCCTCCTTCACGTGTTTTGCGTAGTCTTCAAGTGACACACCTAGCTTTTTAGCTATAGCAACTTGTGAAGGTGTGAGTCTCACAGTGCGGCGCCCAGATTTAACCGATCTATTTGCAGAAGCAACAGCCTGAGCGGGTCTGTCCTTCTTGTTGGTATCCTCAAACTTATGAGGAAACTCTTCTCGTATACGTTTATCTAATTCTTTATAATACTCATCTGACTTCCCGTCAAATCCTTCTTCTTGTAAAAGTTTTTTATGAATTGATAGTGCAGTATACGTCATTGCTTCGTTTGCACCAAACCAGGAGTTTTTTTCTGCCCAAGCCTCTGCTTTTGGATCAGGTTTAGCATTTTCTATTGGTTGTTGTGGTGTTTTAGGTGCATCTTTTTGCTGTTTCAAAGCTCTTTCTCTTTGTGCTTTTGAAGCGTTAGCTCTTTCTTCTTCAATAGCAAGTCTAGCTATAGCTTGTTGAGCTTCAACTTGTTTTTTAGCATTACCTGAATTTATTGCATCCTGTAAAACAGCCTGTGCCTTTTCCATCTCAGATGTTACTCGTTTAGAATATTCGTCCAAATATCCATCATCAACATCTTTTACTTTTGATTTAAGATCGGCATTTTCTTTATTAACAGCCTCTGCAAATCTTATTGCTTCTTTTTCTCTACGCTCTGCTTCTCTTATTTTAAAAGTAAGTTTATCAATTCTTTTTTGTACGTTTGCACCATACTCATCAACTTCTTTTTTATTGTCAAAGCCTTCTTCTTCAACTTTTGTTTCTTCAGTTTGTTCCTCTACTTTGACATCATCTTTTTTTTCATCCTTTAATTCTACATCAACAGGATCACCAGATGTGTCTATGGGAACCATTTTGTCTTGCTCAGACGCTACTTGTTGCATACTTTTCTCCATGTTATAGTAAGTTCCTTGGTAAAATATCTCGAGGATCATCAACAGTTGCTATGATTTCATCCTCATTTACAATTCTTAGTTCTCCGTCTTCAATCTTAATTCTAGAACCAGCATATGATGTAATTAATACCCAATCACCCTCTTTGCACCAGGGTTTACCATCTGGATATCTTGTTTTATCTTTGTATGCCATGGGACCAACTTTTAAAACTTTGCAAATATTTGTAGTCATCTGTGATTCAGAAACTGTCTCATCAGTTAAATACAAACCGCTTTTTGTTTTATTGTTTAATTTTAATGGAAACAAAACTATTCTCCAACCCGTGGGGGTTGGTATTTTTTCTAACTCTTTTTTTTCTTTCTCAGCTTTCTTATTATCCCAAATATGTTTTGGTACGATAAGTTTTGGTTTAGTCATCTTCTAGCTCCGTTTTCTTTAGCAGGTCCGTGAGTTCCTGTATTTCTTGTTTAAGTGCTGCGTTTTTACCAGTCAAATATTTATAATCTGACCAGTCTTTACACAATCCGCTAGTTATAGACTCTTCTACTTGTTTTTGTCTAGCAATTAATTGTTTTTTGTATTCAGTAAAAAAATTTTCTAACCGCATGATTTCATAAGATCAGCTAATTTTTTACAACGATTTGGAGTTTGTTTATTCCATTTGGAGTCAAGCATCTCATAACTTGCACCGATAAAATTGGCTTCCTGTAAGCATTTCCACATGTTACGAAAATTTTGGACGCCATATTGGCCCAGCTGGAAACACATCTCCGCTAAAACATGTTGAGCTGTTTCTGGTAAATCATCAATATTATTTTGAGTCATTAATTGTTTAGCTTGAGCTATTGCTCTGCTTAAATCTTTGTCAAATACCGATTGTAATTCCTCTTCCGTATATTCTTTATCTGGAACAAAATTATCACCTACAACAACTTTATGGCCCCAGCCTATGGTGTCAAACCCCTCGGTATCTTGATAAATTTTATTTCTGAACCCTTCACTTAATTTTACTGATTTTGATAATGCTTCGTAACTCATTTACCCTTTATTACTTTCTGTAAAGTTTTTGCTTGTCTTGCATGTGTATTAGATGCTTTCTTTAATGCTTTCACAACTTTTTTAACTTTTTTTACTTTATTCTTTTTCACTTCTTTTTAAACAATCCTATTGCACTAGATCCCGCCTTGATGCCAAAGCTAGCAGATATCGCAATATACAACAAATTATGATAATATGACGGCAGGTCCTGCAGGGCAAGGAAGCCACGATGTACATGTTCTTGTAAAGGCGTAAATACTAAAACGGCTGGAAGTAGTAGAACAATTAATGCCACCTCATCTTTCCAGCTGCCTTTCATTTGGTCAACGGCACTTTGTTCCCATGCAACCTTTCCAGCAATTTGATCTTCTTTAAGTTTTTGCGTTGCTTTAATTGTTGTAAGTTTTAATTCTTGTTTTGCTTTTTTTGTTTCTACAAAACCCTTGACGCCATCAGCGACGACGCCAAGTAAGGGCTTTGCTAATAATTGCCAAACCATTAATTTAGATTGCTCCTATAATTATAATTACGATTAAAGCTACGATACCAGCTTTAATCCAGTCTTTCATACTCCAGTCTGACCATTCTTTTAAATGATCCCATAAGTCTGATAAAAGTTTCATAGAAACCTCCTTTGTTTAAGTTGCGAAGTATACTACTTTACACCCTTGAATGGAACTTTTTTAATTTGCATTTTGCTAGTTTGACCTTGTGGTCCTGATCCTTTGTTTTGTTTTACAACAAAAGGTGAAAAAACTATCGCTGCATCGGAAGCAACTTTAGTTGTAGGAAAAGGATTTTTAAAAGGCACCTTAGACATTTTTGCATTTTTAAATTTCATACTTTTACCCTTCTTTTAATCGCACCACCTCTTTTTAGTCCTTTAGCCTTAAGAGCAGCTGTAGCTTTTGCTAACCCGCCACCTTTCATAAAACCCATTTTATTTCTCACAGCTTTAGGAAGCTTAGGTAGTCCTTTGTTATTTTTTGGTACTGGTTTTAATCTTTTTTTCATATCAGTGAATAGTTACGTTATCAGACATATCTTTTAACGTTTGTTCTGCTAGTTGTAAAGCCTGATAATCTTCCATGGTAATTTTCAAAAGATCCTTTGCTACAATGGCCATTGCCTCAAACATAATAAAATTCTCATCTAATGAGAGATTTTTATCAATAATAAGATCTCTAAGCTCTATAATAAATCTATTAAGTTGTTCTTCGTTTGTCACGTTTACCTGCCTTTTGTAGCGCTATAGCAACAGAAAGCCTTTGTTTAGCCTTCTTTTTACTAATACCTTTCTTAGAAGCTAGAGTATTGATTGCCTTTTGTCTACTCTTACTTGCTTTAGCTCTGTTTAATTCGCTAATATTAGCAGATATCGTTCTTTGACTAGTTCCTTTTTTGAGCGGCATCTAATTTTTGTAAGTTTATATTCGCACGTAATTGTGCAATATCTTCTTGTGATTGAATTCTAGCTTGATCTGTTTTTTCTTTTTGTGCTAATTTTTGTTGTTCTAAGTTTAATTTTGAGAAATCAAATTGGGCATCAGACTGATCCTTCATTGCTCTCATTTGTAATTCTTTTTCTTTTAGTGCAATAACAGGATCTGGTTTACCAGCACCAGACATTTGAGCTTGCATCTGTTGAACCTCAGCTAAGAACTGTGCTTCAAGGGCCGCTATCTGACCAACTTTTAATTCATCAACATTCTGAGCTTGTTGACCCATTTGTTGTTCAGCTTGTGCTATTTGAACTTCAACTGCTTCTCTTGCTTTTAATGAAATGTGTTGCATTAAATGTTTATTTAAATCTATGGCCAAAGCTGGTTGCGCTTGCACAATTGGTGATAATCCAAATAATAAATGAGCTTGAATATGAGCATCATGATTTTGCCCTTCGTATGCCTCAATCTTGTCTAAATCTAATAAACGTTGGTGTTCCATTGTAGGGCTCATTGGTTCTGGTTTATCCAGTTTCATAATCTTATCAATATCGGCAACACCTAAAGCCTCATACATTCTTCTGTAAGCTTCTTTGATATTATGTAATTGAGGTGCACTTGTAGCTAACTGCAATTGCGTTTGAGCTAATTGAATTCTTTGAGCCATACTAAACATGTTAGGATCTGCTACGGGGATCACGTCAATTGTATCATCGAAATCATCTGACTTAATCATTCTATTTCCACCAATAACTGCATAAGGATATTCAGGTGGTAAATATGTCTTAATTACGTCAGCCAATAATCTAAATTCTTTTTTCATGGAGTAGTAAATTCTTTTGTGAATACTGCTCATGATACGGGAACCACGTTCCAATAACGCTATGGTTGTTCCAACGGGTGCCCCTTGGTTTGCATCACCAACTTGCATATCAGCTATTTGTGCAAATCGTTGGCCTGCTTGCACCACAAACCCTAGAAGAGCGAATAATGTTTGTGATGGTTCTTTGTATGGTAATGGCATCAATCCATCACGGATTGCGCCCCCTGGTGCGTCGACATCTCTAAACTCTCCTGGTTGTAGAGGTGAGTCATCATCCCTGATCCGTAGACCACGGGCCTTGAACCCTGCTGGGAGATTTGATAATGTTCCAGAATCAAGTAACTGTCTAAGAGCTTGAGTAGCAGATCTTGATAATCCACCAATCAAATGCACTAAACCAAATCCATAAAATCCTAAACCTTGCAAAAATTTAAAGTGAACAAAATATTCTTGCTTCGTGTAATTAGAATCACCTTCTTGAAAATTTCTTCTAATAGATAAAACTTTTCTTGTGCCTTCATCAATTGTAACGATGTAAGGTATTTTAATTCCTGAGTTTTCTTCACCATTTTTATCTTCATAGCCAATTAAATCTAGATTAACGTGAAACTCTAAGAGAGACATCATCATGCCTTCACCTGTAGATTCAACACCCTCAAGTCTATCTATTTTATCTTTAACATCATAAGAACTATACGTTGTTGTATCATCGTATGGTTGTAAATCTATATCCCTATAGAAACCTGAAACTTGTTTCTTTCTAACTTCGTTTTCACTCATTTGTACTCGATGAGTAATTCTTTCACAACTCTCAAGGTCTGTTGCAGAATAGGGTACTACAAGATCCTCGGCTGGTATAAATTTAGAGACTGCTCTGCCAAGTTGTGCATCATAATAAACTTTTTTAAATGTTGATCCAGATAATGGTAAATAGAAAAGCATTTGATCCAACTCTGGAGTGTATTCTTGCATCACGTTAGTGATTTGATAATTCATAAAATCTTTTACTCTTTGAGACTGCATATATTTATCTTGTGTCTCTTCTCCAACAACATGAGTTCGCACTGGGCCACTTGCTGGCATTAATTCTTTATAAGCTGTTGAGCTAAACTGTGTGACAGCTTCAGCTAATAAAGGGTGTGATACATTACTGGCCCCTTGAAAAGGCTCACTTCTCTCCGTGTACTTAAATCCTAATAAGTCTAACCCTTGAGAATATGTTTTTTCCCATTCTTCTCTAGATGCTTTATCACTATCATATTCACCCATAAGATCAGACGAAATGTTTTGTAATTCATTTTCTTCTATTGTTTCAGCTAGATTTGCTGCAAACTCAACTGGTGGTTCATCAGAAACAGTGACCTCTTCTGAAACAATTTCAATTTCTACAGGTTCTTCGTTTTCAATAGCGTCTTCTATGGCTTCTCCAACGACTGCATCTATTTTTTTATCGATATTATCAACCATAATTTTTTATAGATTATATACGTCAATTAATCTACCAAAATAAAACTTTGGTGACTCCACAAGTCCGCCCTTTGCCTTTTTGATTGGGGGATTTAAACTTTTGAGGAGGTTGATGACTTTGCTCGTCTCGAGGAGTTTTCCATATCCTTGGTCTGTTTCTTTGTCGATTTGTTTGATAAGTTTAACGATGTTGTTGAAATAACCGATATCGAAGATGGTAGCCCCGTCAGATTCTGAAACTCTTTTAGTGATACTTTTCTTAGTGCCATTATTAATCTTTCTAAAATCATTACTTGTTATTGAATCACCTGTCCAATAAACATCATCAATATACACCAAATCTGTATCATCACCTAGAACTTTTGTAAAAGCTTTATCCACGGTTTCTGGATTTGGTGGTTTGTTATCAAAAGTTTTAAAACTAGCTACAAATCCACCCGCTGTATTGACGACTTGAAAATCTATTCCAAGTTCTTTTCTTATATTCTCAATATCTGATTTTGTATAGTTACCCCTATAAAAAACCTGTGATGTTTTATTGCGTCCCTCTATTGGAGTTATGGATTGCTGAAAATTAAAAGTAGACATGTTCTCTTGATTCAAATTTGATCCAAGTAAAGATATGACTTGTAACCTTTGTGTTTCTGATAATTCTACAAATTTATTACCGACCTTTACAGTTAGTGGCACTATCGCATTAAAAGATGTTTTTCCATCAACTGTCCCAATGCCTATCTCCATCCTACTAACCTCTGCCTTTTGGCCAAGGACCAGGGATATAGTTTGCTCTATTATAGACGGTTGTTTACCTTTTCTAGAAATAAGTTTGCTAAGATTACTTCGATGTATATTGCTTATTTGATTCATTAAAACATTATCATTTGGAAAATTATTAATTAAAGTCTCTACAACTTTACCATTTTTGGTATCAAAATTTCCTATATCAATGGTTGCTTTTAAAGACTCTTTGTAAGGAACAATCGTAGTTTGTAGTTTTTCTACAAAACCTTGATCTAATATTTCTATTGGATCTAATTTATTATTTCTAAACTTAAAACCTTTTTCTTGCAGCTCGGATATTAGTTCATTACCCATGTCTTCATAATTTGAAGACCCTCCTCTACTGTTTGACCACATCATTGCTTGTAACTGATATGGTTGAAGTTCCTCTCCTTTAGGTAATTGTCTATTTATTTCAAAAGTCATTCTGTTAAGTGAGTTTGTTATTAAAGCATATAATTCTGGATTTGATGCTAATGTCGTTGGATCTATTCCAAATATTCTAGCCATTTGTAAATCATTCACCGTGTTTGGAGCACGGTCCGAGAGACCTGTAAAATATTTAAATGTATCTACGTAATTACCAAACTTAGGCGTATTAACGATATTATCTGGGCTTTTTAAAAAAACATCTAACGATTGATACTGACGAAAACCCATACGGATGGGTCTGTTGTTTTTGTAATCAGAAAATACCCCAATGGCTATTTTTAAATTTTGCTTAGGATCAACGCCTCCAGAAGTAATAGATAATATATCAAAAAATTTATCTTTATCTTCATCTGAAAAACCCTCTAAAAAATTATCGACCCATTGAGCTCCTTTTTCATACCAATACTTTGATGCCTCTTTTTCTTGTAACGCTTTATTCACAAATTCAGCCGTTGGCATAGTAAAACCAAACTTATCAGTTAAAGCTTTAACATCTATGTTTGTTTTAGAATCAATTTCTTCTATGGCGTCTAATCCAATGTTATTTAAGGTATTGTTATTAAATTTATATTCTATTGGCTTGGCTTCTATGTTTGAATAGTCTATTTTTCTTAAATCTTTGTCTCCATAAATTTTTACAGGATTTAGTGTTTCAATGTACTGTTTTGAATTTTTATCTTTTGCTAAAAAATCTTCAGCTTTCTTAAATTGTTTTTGAGCTGCTCTTTGGAGCATTTCTTCTACAAATGTTTCAAAAGGATCTTTACCAGGTGGTTTAGGCCCTTCTCCATCATCATCTGGATCAGGATCTTCATCACCTCTAGTCATTTCAGTGGTAGGCATTTTTTCAAGATCCTCTTCTTTTACATCAATAATATCATCATCATCTTTTTTTGTTTCAAGGATCGTGGATGCTACAACAGGTTCTGGTCTGTAAAAACTTTCTCCATAAGTTCTAAAATTTTTAATTCTATTTAATTCTGATTCAGGTAATAAATCTTCTAGTGGTATGATATCAGATTCACCAAAGCCTGATAGATCTATACCTTGACCCGCAAAAAGATCGACAACAGCTGGTACAGTAACACCAAGTCTAGTTGCAAGTTGTGCTAGTGATACAGCTTGTACTACCATTTAATAATAAACATATTTCTTTTTCTCACGTGGTTGATCCTCATAATCATCATTTAGTGATATGAAATTACCCTGACGATATCTCATCAGGGCTTGTGTCATTGTATCAACTAAATCATCATACTCACCATAAGGAAAAGCTGCACATTCTTCAATCATTTCTTCTGCAAAGTGTTTTTCAGGAGCCCATACAACACCACTTTCAAAAAGTGGGGCAACAGCGTTTACACGTGAAATTTTGTCATTACCTTTTGATGGGCTAAAACTTACAACAGGAATTCCAACTTGTCTAAGTTCTTGAATGAGTGGTTGACCACTTGCTTTTGCTTCAACAATAATCGTTTCTGGTTCCCAATATTTATATTGTTCAAGGGCAACTTTTTTTAATTCAGGAAACTCCCAGCGATCTTTAATGCAATCTAAAAGTATAATATTATCTTTATTAAACTCACTACGAAAAACACCCCAAGTGCTAATCGCACTAAAATCTGCAGTATCTTTTTTGCTAAATGCTGTGTCATAACTTTGAATTACATGTTGAAGAGGGGGAACCTGTTCTTTTTTCCAGATTTTCCACCATTCTCTTTTTACAATCGCACCTATTTCAGAAGTCGGTTGTTGTTGATATTGAGCTTCCCAAGACATAACAGGTAAGTTGGCCTTAATTTTTTCTAATTCCTCTAGTTTCCAATATTCTGGCCATATTGGTTTTCCTGATGGTAATATCGCTGGAAACTCTATAACCTCCCATTCGTCTGCATTATTTTCTCCAGCTAATTTTATTAATCTTCCAGTAAGATCTCTTTCTGACCATCTAGTCATAACAATGACAATGGCTCCTCCAGGTTGTAATCTTTGTCTTGGGCCTGATAGATACCAGTTGTAAGCATTTTCAAAAGCAGTATCATTAATATTTTGCTCTGAATGAGGATCATCAATAATTAATAGATCCGCACCTCGACCTGTTATTGCTCCTCCAGTACCAGCACCAAAGTATTCTCCTTCATGATTTGTTTCCCAACGACCCGATGCTTTTGAATCTTGCTTTAAACTTACATTTTTAAAAATTTTTCTATACTCGATGTCATTCATCAAGTTTCTCATCTTTCTACCAAACCTGTATGAAAGTTCAGCAGTGTGAGTTGCCTGTATTATTTTTGTTTTTGGCTTGTTGCCCATTAACCAAGCAGGAAACAAATAAGATGCAAACTCTGACTTAGTGTGTCTTGGAGGCATGTTAACAATTAATCGCTTTGTTTTGCCTTGAGCGATCTCCTCAAACTTTTTTGCCATGATCCTATGATGATATCCATCGATAAAATCTGGCCAAACCATTTTAACAAAATGTAAGAAATCATTTTTTGCCTTTAATTGATCGTCATGCATCGCAATTGCTAACATCAACCGCAGCTCTTCATCCGAATACTTTGAAAATTTATTATTTTTGGTTTCCATTGGGACTCCTAAGCCGTTTTATACTAAAAAAAGGGGGTATACCCTAGAAAAAACTTTCCATATGAAAAATTCTTGGCTGAAAATTTAAAACATGCGCAAGGTCAAGTCGCGCGTGACACCATGGGCCATTTAGGGGGTGCCAGGAATCGCAGAATCCTGCCATTTTTTTTATTTTTTACAGGTACCCTAGGCTTTTTTATAATTTATCCTGGTTTTCTGCCATTGTTTCACGTTACTTACAATAATAAAAATTATCGTAAGTTATAATTGGCGCATTTCCTTCGTTTTTTTGTGCCTTTTTACCCAATATTCTTGGATCTTGGCCCATCCAACTGCCAATATTGGTACGTTTTGCATGTTTTTTTGCAGATTTCCCACGTTTTTGGCTTCATACAACAATTCCCTCGCTCCATGAAGGGGCTTCGCAAGTTCATCGTACACTAACACATATGCACATTGATCAGATTGCTCTGATATTCTTTTGGACATAGCAATTTGATGAGGACTAAATTTAATCCTCCTCGATCTTGCGATCTTTGTTTCTACAAAAAGTGTATCCATTTGTGGTGCGATACCAATCATGTCTGGGAAGCCTAATACAGTTGTAGTTTCAATTCTGTACCAATGATAAATTGTCATATGTTTCCTTATTAATTTGACAAAGTTAGACTCTTTCATGCTACAGTAAATTTATGGATCAAAACAAAATTACAGGGTTACACTTATGAAAGTATTTTTACTTGTTATAAGTCTGTGGGGTTTCAATGGTGAAGGCTGGGTATACACTGGTAATCAATTAGTATTACAAGAAAAGTTTAGTGAGTTAAGTGAATGCGAACAGTTAGGACGTAAGTTTTTAAAGTTTGATATGAACAAATATTTTACATTCAAAGTACAATGCATCGAAGACATTCGTAAAGACATTTAGTCTTCAATCATCTTAGCTTCTTGTTTATCTGGTGTAACATCAATGACATCTTCTTCACCTCTAATGCCAACACCTTTTCGCTGTAACTCATCTAGCTTTGCAACAAGTTGATCTCTAGATAAGTTTTCAATTGCACTCTCCATTCTTATTGTTGGATCATATAAACCAGATGCTTTACCTCTCATGCCTTCAGCATTGATGGCAGCTGAGTAATGTTTTTCCTCCTCTGCTCTTTTGCCAAGTTCATCTAATCTAGCTAAATGTTTATCCATGTTGACAGCGTATTTATCCTGTAATTCTTTTTTTAAATCATAAATAGCCTCTGCTACCAATGGATATTTATTTGGGTCTGTAAGTTCATAAGCAGTCTTCCTAGCAATCTTCTCTGAGTAACCTGCTTTTCTTGCAGACTCTGAAGCAGATTGTTTACCAGTTAATGTATGATAACAATATTCATGTACAAATCTTAACTGATTAGGTGTCATCTTTCTTGCTTTTCTTCCATCTATTTTCATTTTTTTGCTCCTATAAGCATAATTTCACACACATTTTATAACAAAACTTATAACTAATTTCTACTCACGTTAAAATAAAATTCAATAAAACTGCCATTTTTATATTTTAAAACACACATCCTCACACTTACCTCACACTACTAATGTGAGGAAATAATCCAGGAATACTCTACTAAATTTGCTATCCTCACACTACCACACTTGTTTTGACATACTTTACAAAATGCCATGATGGCCGAGCCAAATTATGCTTATAAGTGTGCCATGGATCGTGGATCAAAATAAATAATACAAATTATTTTAATAATGTTACACGTAACATGCCTCATGGATCACAAACATAAAAAGGGTTTTACTGCCCACATTCACGCTATTCAATATTTAACTAAACTAGGTTATTGGGTCTTTGATAATATTTCAAAGTTAGGCCCATGCGATCTTATTGGATTAAATGAAAAAGGAGAAATATTATTAGTCGATGTAAAGTCGACAAGTAAAAGAAAGACAGGTAACTTTGCAGGATATTTTATTAAACGCTCACCAACGAAACTACAAAAAAAATTAAAAATACGCATATTAATGGTCTCAGACGATGGATCCTGCACCCTCGAAAAACCCCAGAAATTAGCCATAAAATAGAAAAGTATTGCGACCTATGTAATATAATGTATTAATTTATTATATTTATTAAAATAAAGGAGAAAGAAAATGATTAATAAATTAGTAAAAATTTACAACAACTGGGGCGACAGACCAGAAAATAAAAACTTACAACCTCTAACTAGTGCTGACGAAATGCTAATGCATGAATCTGCAACAATGAGTCAATGTGAATGGTTAGAAAGATTCATAGACGTTTGGAACAGAGCTCAAGAAAGAGACTACAAAAATAATGGAGGTAAATAATGTTATTTGCTTTATTTTTATCAATCGTAGCAACTGCACTAGTTTTTGGTGTAGCAATATTATTAGTTAATTTTTAAGGAGAAAGAAGATGAAAGTTATTAAATGGATTATCAACGATTTAAAATTAGCGAGCAAAGAAGATTGGTTTTATGTTGCTCTAGGAATTCCAGTAAGTGTATTCGCTTACATTCACTGGTTTATATAAAGGAGAAATAAGATGACAAGAATTTATACAGAAGCAGAAATATTTGAAGCAGTTTGCTATGCTGTTGGAGATGATGGCAACAAAGCAAGTCAAACAATAAGATTGCTGAACAGTAATAGAAAAGCATATGGAAAAGTCGAGAACGATGAATATGCAAAATGCAGACAGGATTTTAACAAAGTTATTACTGAGATAGATACATACGAGAAAAAATCTGTGTCTTACAGATATGGCTACCCAAAAAATCTTGAAGAAAGAAACGCAGAAAAGTTTAATTTTGAGGAGGACAACAATGGAAAAAAATAAATTTGCTAATAAGCACGGATATTCTGACTGTGAGCCATATGAGGTGGTTGAGGTTATCAACGACAAAAAAATGGTTATCAGAGAGATGGACTGCACTCAATTGCCATGGAAAAAAGATTGGCATGAAGGTGGTTTTGCTGGTCACATTAGTAACCAGCATGAACAAAAATGGAAAATAGAAAGCAATGACAAAAACCATAAGTTTTTTATTCGCAAGCACAAGAATGGTGCTTGGAAAGATGCTGGTGGTAATAAGTACCAACTAGATAGTGAACCCGTAAAATTTTACGATTTTAATTTTTAGGAGGATTACAATGACAGACAGACAAAAAAGAGGATCTAAAATTACTAACCTTTTAGATTTAGAGGTTGAGAATATTAACGATCTTAGTGATGTAAAAAAGTTAGCTGATTGGTTTTTAGAAAAAAATATAAACTATCACCCAGAAGATGACTTAAATTATTATGAAACAAATGATGGTCAAAAATTATTTACAAAAATAATTGGAGATCGATTAAATCATTTATGGTTACAAGCTTTTCATAATTGTAATCAAAAGGATGTTTGGTCTATAATTTTAAGAAGACATAATGTTTTAGTTAGCAATAAGGGTATAGATTACGATGTAGAGCTAACTGAGAATGAAAAAAGAGTAATGAAGGAGTTAAACAATGGCTAAAAAATTAAAAAGACAAGCAATAGTTCATGAATTTGACAGACCTCTTTGGAGAAACATCAGAGACTTAAAAGATGATGACTACATTTTTGTTAATGTTCTAAGAATGATAGGTAAAAGTAATGTTTTTGTCACTTTAAGAATAGAAAATAAAAAAAGAACTATTGATGAACTACAAAAAGATATTGGTAAAAAATTAAGAATTAGACCTAATAATATTTTGTTTCAAAATAATGGTGGTCCTTTCGCTCCGTTTAATTATTTAATTCAAATTGGTGCTTTAGATTTTGAGGAGGTTTATAATGGATAGTGAAGACAGAAAAAGAATAAGAGATAATAAGATATTTTTTAAAAAGTTCTTGGTAGATATTATCTACCAAGAGAACAAACCTAAAAAAAATTATGATGCCATTGATCATGAGGATTATGTTGATCCTTTATCGAGAGATACGAATTCTATTAATACTGACACAGAAAAATTGTCTGGAGGTGAAAACTATTTTAATGACTCAGCACATACAAAAATATTACCTTTAAACTTTGGAGAGGCAATAGATGGCGATGCTGTTGATCCAGACGAATTTTATGGAAATGTTGACGAACCAGCGTCAGAAGATTTGATTAGACACATTAATATCACTGGGACAGAGACTGAGCTTTACGAACCAGCGTTGAAGCATCCAGAAATAAAAAATTTCTTTTCTGAATCGTTTACCGTTGGACAAGCGAAAGTTTTAAATATTATTTTAAGATCTTTAGAGCTCAAAAATTTTAAGTTAGCCAATCAATTAGATGAAGCTAGAAAAACAATAAAAGATTTTAGAGAGTCTGAAAAAAATAAAACAATAGAGGATCGATTAGATCAAGCAGAAGACTTAGTTAAAAAGTTTATTCATAATAAGTTGGATGATTGTTGGTTTAGAATCAGAGCAAAAAAAGTTCGAAAAAGTCATACGCTTGGATATACCGACCAGGTGCATGATCCATTAAAAGTTTCTTGGACAAATAATCCAGAGGGTGAAAAAAAATTAAAAGATAAATATTTTAAAATTAGAAAACAGTTAAACGATTATATTTTAAATTTTCATTTAGCTTTTAAAAGTGTTTTAGATCATCCTAGACGAGAAAAAGACCAAGATAGATATAGTTTAGATGGTGAAAAAAAGGACGAAATATTAAAAAAAACCAGTTTCAAAAAGGTCGAAAAAACGGCAGAAAACTAGGGTAAATTAGAAAAGTATTGCAACTATGTAATAAATCATTACATATTGTAATATAAATAAAGGAGAAAGAAAATGAAGACTACAATGAAAAAACTAAAAAAAGAACTTTTAAGATTTGTTGAGAATGACAATTTTAAAGATCTCTTTGTTGAGAAAACTCACAAACTTTTAACTAACACAGATGAAAGAGGTATTTTAGAAATTTCTTTAAAAACCTTAAAAGAAAAAGATCATCCTTTTGATCCAGATCGTTTTGATTTTGAGCAAGTTGGTAACTATGATGGTAAGTGGTATTACAAAGGCACTAAAAAAGAGGTGTCAGATAAACACTTACACGGTTGGTTAGGTGAGTTCGAGTATAAAGATTTATCTTCTGATGAATCAGATAAACATTGGAACACTAATACAGTGTTTAGAGTTTGGCTTTCAGAAAATAAAGAAAATATTATGATTCAAGTAAATGGAACTTATGAACTTTATGATAGACACTCTGAGTTTTATCATGCCCCTTTTGAAGACAGATTAAATAAATTTTTAACTGCTTCTGGTTTCACTTGGGATCACTTTGATACAGCACACATTTCGGTTGAGGTTTAATATGCCAAAAAGAAAAAACAAAAAATTAAAAGTCTCGGTATCATTATCGAGACTTGCTCACGCAGGTTTTGGTGACTGCACATATTACAAAGATCAGTTTGGTAAGATGGTTCAACTTTATCTTACCAGACTTGGTATCTCTACAAGATTACAAAATACTTTATCAATTAAAGTTCATGTTAGAAAATCAACTATGAAAAGAAATACTTTAGGATCTTGCACGATCCCACTCAATGGATCGAAAGCATCTAAAGAATTTAAAATTACATTACGACACGGACAACCTTTTTTTAATCAGTTACAAACTCTTGCCCATGAACTTTGTCACGTAGCACAACAAGTTACAGGCAGATTACAGTTAAGAGTTTGGTCATCAGATAACCAGACCCATGTTAGATGGGAGGGTAAAGAGTTAGGTGTTTATCTCAAAGACGTAAGTTATGATGATGCACCTTGGGAGCATGAGGCTCAAAAATTTGCTGAAGAGCAGTACAAAAGAATATTTAACAAGTAAGGAGAAATAAAATGATTAAATATCAAAAAGGTAACAAAAAATTTATAAAAAACCAATATGTAACTGGGGTTCAACGATTGAATAATTCAGTCAATGGCAATCCTAAGTATAAGTTTCTGTTTGAAGGTGGTGGTGTAGCAACTACTCCTTCTGATGCAGGATGGGTGTATGCTTTTAGTCAGCATACATTTTTTCAACAGTGGGTAGATATTAGCTACCACGTTACAAAATCAGGAAAATCAATTCTTGATTCAATCTCTTTAAATAAGGAGGATTCATGAGAATCGATAGAACTATCAAACAAACCTATGACTATGATAAGTTTCATAAGATCAAAGGCAATAGGGACGTAAATTCTACTCAAGTGAAACAACTTATAAAATCAATTGAGGAAGGGTGGGTTCCTAATCCAGCTCATGTCAATGAGAAGAATGGTCTAGTTGATGGTCAACATAGACTTGAAGCATGTAGACAATTAAAGATACCTTTTCTTTATTTTGTGATCCATGGGGCAGGCATCAATGAGGTTACTAGAATTAACAGGTACAGACGTAACTGGGGATTTACCGAATGGATGAACCGTTATGCAGATACTGGCCATTTTGAATATAAAGCCTATAAATCTTTTTTCGAAAAGTGGGGTTTTGATCATTGGAGTACAATATTTTTACTCTGCAAAACAAAAGGTTACAGTGGTCGTAAACAACTAAGAGAGATTTTCATGAATGGAGATCTTAAACTTTCGACTATTGAGCAAGGTAAAAAACGTGCAAAAATGATTTTACAGGTTGGCGAATATTATCCAAACTATAAAAGACGTGCATTAGTTCAAGCCATGATTAGAGTTTTTAATGATCATCGTTTTAACTTTAGGACTTTTATACATAGATTATCTCTTAACAGAGATGCCATGTATGATTGCACAACTGTTGGTCAATATCTTCATCGTATTGATGCAATCTATAACAAAGGTGCTTTGAAAAAGGATCGAGTTAAGTTTGCACAAAGATGGGAGGATGAAGACCCAATCTTCAGCGAGGTAGCATGATTAGGTCCATATTTAATTTATTCTGGAAACCTAAAAAAATTGATTTGATTAAATATCATGTTTTAGATAATCAATATCGAGGTGTAATAGGTTGGTCAGAAAACAGTGAAGAGACTATATATCCATCAACTGGCGTTTATACAACGCCAGTTAGAGGAGAGGATAATTGGAACAGACAAGGAGAAATAAAATGACACTAAATACAACAACTAGAAAGATGGCTATGCAATCGCAAACACATGTGCCACAACAAATAACGATAAATACTAGGAAGCTATTAGATAAAGTTATTAAGAAAACTAAACTATCAAGACCAAAGCAGTTAGAACTTTTGGTTGAAGAATATTATAAAAATTTGATTCCTAATCAGAAAAAAACTTAGGATCATCATCACGCACAGGTGCTAAGATTCTTCTTAGTGCCTGTAAACCTTCGGCAATCGTTTTGGACCACTCTTCTTTGGAGTACGACCTGTCAAGATTCGAATCCAAAAATTCAACAGCAACATTACCACACGCTTTACATTCATGTACTTTCCTTACGGGACTATTTGGTAACATGTTACCTCCTTCCGCTTGCGAATTATACTCTTTTAGACCTTATTTGCAATAAAATGTGGGGCAGGAGGAAATATAAGTGAATATATAGATTGCCCCACGGCTAAGAACTATCATAAATTTTATAATTTTTAAAGGACGAGCCGTCAAGAGGTGGCCCATAATAGAAGGCATTTGTTGTATTATCCACACCTTCGGCCCATGTTTGATGATAATGTTTTTTAGGATCTAATTTACCAGTTGATTTACATACCTTACATTGTTCAATTGACTCATTAGCCTCCCAGTTAAGTCTAATAAAACCATTACCTTTGCAATTAAAACATATCATATTAACCACTTTCTTAAATCCTCAGCTAAAACTTTTGTAGCTAAATCTATTTTATTACGAAGAGATAAAATAATTTTTTCATCAACAGTTCCTCTTGCAACTAGATCAATGTACGTAACTTTATTATCTGTTCCTATTCTATGATTTCTAGCCTCAGCCTGCTCTCTAATTTCGAGATCATAATTGTTACTGTAAAACACGGCTAAACTTGCTTTTGTTAAAGTTAAACCTCTCCCACCTGTCGTAGGATTACCAACAAAGTATTTTACCTTTTCATCGTTTTGAAAGAGCTCAATACTTTTTTGTCTATCTTTTTCTGGAGTATCTCCATAAAAATCTACCGTGGATCGTGGGCCGTATTTTCTTTCTAATGCATCACATATCTCTTCAATATCATGTCGGTAGGTTGCCCAAATGATAGCTTTACCACCATGCTCTTCTAGAATAGCCAATAACTCTTTGATACGATTATTTGTCAAAGAGACGACCCTACCATCATCTGTTGACATATGACCACAAACAATCTGGTGCAATCTAATCAGTTGGGCAAGCACTGACGTAGTTGTCAGTGATCCTTTTTGTATTTCCACTAATGCCGTTTTTTTCATCTGCACATAAGCATCGAGTTGCTCCGTGGTTAGTGGTACAAATCTCTTCATCCACATTTGATCTGGTAAATCCAATGCATCTTTTTTCAAAACTCTGTAAGAAAAATATTTTAACTTGTAATGTAACTCTTCTAAATTTTTATACTCTACGACCTCGTTAAATGATCTACCTCCATATGATCTTCTTACCATTACACAGTATCTATTTTTAAAAGTATAAATTGAACTAAAACCTAATAAGTCTGGATTAAGAAAAAAACATTGTGAAAATAAATCCTCTGGAGATTTAGTAATTGGTGATCCTGTCATTATAACTCTAAACCGAGCTGCCAGACCAAGTTTTGTTACTGCTTTAGTTCTTTGTGCACTAACATTTTTTATGGTTGTACTTTCATCTATTGTCATAAGAGCTTGCCTGGTCATTAAAAATCTACGTGCAAAATCTTTTCCACGAGACGTGGCAAATGCATCTATATTCATTATTAAAATATTTAAATGAACTTTAGCTGGTTCAGTTATAAATAAACTTTGTAATTCTTCTTCATGCTTTTTAGTTTTTTTACCTGTCCATAAAACAACATTTTTTTCTACATGATCTGGACAATGTGTTTCTATTTCATTGATCCAAGTGCCTTTAACACCATTAGGACAAACAACTAACAAGCCATTAATATATCCGTTATCGTATAAGTAAGCAGATGAATCTATTAACACCTTGGTTTTTCCACAACCCATCTCCATTAATAAAGCAAACTCTCTATTGCCTTTTATAAAATGATTAAGCATGGCGCCCATTGCAGCCAATTGGTGACTAAAGGGTTTAGTCTTGAAACTATATTGTAAATTCTGCATACTTTCTTTATTATTATTTCTACATACAAAAAAAGTTTGCATGTGGCAATAATTTATATATAGGGATTATTAGGAAGAAGATTGAATATGGTAAAAGTAGTTAAAGATCCTAATAAAAATAAGTTTAAAACAGGCAATCCTAAAGATGGAAAACATTATTGGTTAACTCCACCAGATTTATATAACAAGTTAAACAAAGAATTTAATTTTGATTTTGATCCTTGTCCTTATCCATTACCAAAAGATTTTGATGGTCTTACGTGTGAGTGGGGAAAATCTAGTTATGTAAATCCTCCGTTTGGATCAATAATACATGAAGGAAGAAAGAAAGGAGCAACAGCTTGGGTAAGAAAAGCTTTAGCAGAGTATGAAAAAGGCAAGGATGTAGTATTTGTTTTTCCTGTAGATAAATGGATACTAATGATGTTAGAAGCTGGTGCAGAGGTTAGAAATTTAAAAGATGTTAAATGGTTAGCAACAGAAGATAACAGTCAAGGGAAAGGATTAGGTAGGCACATAGCCTGCTTTATTTTAAAAAATGGGTAAAGTTTACGTAATACAAGAGAATTCAAAGTTTAATATTATCTCAGCGAAAAGATATGGTGAGTTAGTTCCAGTATTTGAAGAGGGTAAACAAATAATGTTATCCCCAGCACCTGCAATAAAAAAACTAAATTACATTTTAAAAGATTTTAATGATGATGATTATTTATTATTAATTGGTGATCCTGCAATGATTGGATTAGCTTGCACTATTGCTTCAAAAGTTAATATGGGTAGATATAAAATTTTGAAATATGATCGTAGAACTTATGAGTATTACGATATAGCAATTGATATACATGAAAGGAATAAGAAAGATGAGCAATGATAAAGTTGATTTTGAAAAATTAATTGATCCTACACCTGGTCAAGGAGTAGAGGTTTCAGAGGTAAGTGATGTATCTGAAGCATGTAATAATTATTTAGATTGTGAAAGTAGGATTTTAGAAACAGAACATAAATTAAAAGAATTAAAAGCCGAGTTAGAGCAACATAATAATACTGTTGTTACTCTGATGGAATCTAGAGGAGTGCAAGAGATTAAACTAACTAACGGTGATGCAGTTTCCTATAAACCATTTTATTCTGCTTCGATTACAAAAGCTAATCAAGAAAAAGCATTTCAATGGTTAAGGGATAATGGTCATGGGGATTTGATAAAGAATGCGGTCTCCGTGAATTTTGGCAAAGGGGAAGATGAAAAAGCTGTTGAGTTAATCGGTAACTTAGAAGGCCAAGGCATGTACCCAGATCAAAAGATGAAGGTTGAACCTTCGACTTTACGAGCGTTTGTATCATCCGAAATAGAAGCGGGTCGTGATGTACCCATAGATACGTTTTCAATATATATGGGCAACAAAGTTAAAATAAGAAAGGGCAAATAACTATGAATGAAGTAACAAGAAAAAAGAAAAATGAGGTAAGCACAAAGGTGGTTGATTTTACAAATCCCGAATTTGCTGGTGCAGGTTTGGAAAATGTAGGATCAGGTGAGCTAGCAATACCGTTCCTAAAAATAGCTAGTGCACAATCCCCAGAAATGAAAAAAAATAATCCTAAGTTCATCGAAGGTATGCAACAAGGGAATATTTTCAATTCTGTTACCAGAGATTATTATGATAGCATAAAAGTAATTCCATGTTTCTTTAGGGTTCGAGGTATTGAATGGATGCCACTAGGCGAAGGCACAGGTGCTCCAGTCAAAATTTGGAAACCAGAAGAGATACCACCACTCGAAAGAGGGATTGATGGGGAGGATCATTACATGATTGATGGTAAACCTTCAGAGAGCTACATTGAGAGAACTGCTGAGTATTTTGTTCTTATGGTAAAGGAGGATGGTTCGCTTGAAAAAGCAACTATTACTATGAAGAAGACTCAGTTTAAAAAGTCTCGATATTGGAATACCACTATGGCTAATCAAAAGATTGAGTCAAAAGATGGTAAAATGCTTACTCTTCCTTCGTTTGCAAATGTCTACACTATGCAAGGTGTGCAGGAAGCAAACAGTAAAAACGATTGGTGGGGTTGGAAGATAGATTTATTTAAATCTGTTAACGACTTTCCTAAAGCTGATTATTATGTTCAAGAGGCGATGAACTTTATGAAGCTTGTTAAATCTGGTGATATTGATCCAGCACCCGAGGTTAAGGATGGTGATAAAGAGACGGTAATAAATCCTACCCAAGACGATATAGTTTTGGGATCTTCCTAAACTTAAGGGGGCGCCTTATCGCCCCCTTTTTTATTTTACTGGATCAAAATGGACGTTGCTAAATTTAAAAATATTTTCACAGGCTTAAATAGAGCTAGAGGCCTTTTTACATTTGAAGAAGAAGACGTAAGCAACGGTAAAAGTGTAGGCTTATATAGAACAATAAAAGAGGAGCCTTTATTAAAACACTATCAATCACACCTTGAAGGTAAGTATCCATCACTTGGCATTGTGCCTATTAGAGATGACAACACAGCAACATTTGGTTGTATTGATATTGATGAATACCCACTTGATCATAAAAAAATTATCACAGATATTAGAAAAAAAGATTTACCTTTAATAGTTTGTCAATCTAAGTCTCTAGGGGCGCACATTTATTTGTTTTCTAAAGAACCTCAACCGTGTGTTACATGGGACAAGACACTTAGATCAATTGCATCTGTTTTAGGTTTTTCTGGAAAAGAAATATTTCCAAAACAAAAAAAACTTAATGGTAAAGATGATGTGGGATCATGGATTAATTTACCTTACTTTGGTGAGATGAGATATGCATTTTTAGATTCTGGAGAGGGTGCATCATTAGAAGAATTTTTTGCAATGTATGATCAATACGTTTGTGATGACATTGAAAAAATATCAATTCAAAAGAAAATTATTAAAACTAAAAAATCAAAATTTAAATTTGACATGGCACCTCCTTGCTTAAAAATTATGGAGGGCAAAGGCTATCCTCAAGGCACTAGAAACAATGGTATATTTAATGTTGGTGTATTTTATAGAAAAGCTTTTCCAAATGATTGGGAGGATTTATTACAAAAATTTATAACAAAATATATGCCAGAGATGAAACCAGAAGAAGTTATCAGAGAGAAAAAACAAATCGCTTTAAACAATGATGAAGGAGAGATAAAATATTTTTATCGATGTAATGATGTGCCAATAAAAAATCATTGTAATAAAGAATTATGTGCAACAACTAGATACGGAATAAAAAAAGAAGAGGTATTTGCAGACTATCCAGTAGTCACTGAGCTGCACATACTAGATAGTCAACCCCCTGTTTATTATGTGTATGCAGATGTAAATGGTAAAAGGTTAAAAACTAGAGTTGATGATGAGGATCATCTTTTATATGCAAAACCTTTTAGAAAAGTTTTTAATAGAACTCATTTAATAAATTTTCCAAAAGTTTCTGAAAAAGATTGGGATGCTCTTATTGATCATTTGTATAAAAATAAAATAATTATTGAGGCACCAGAAGATGCATCGACATATGCAGAGTTTATGGATTACCTAAATGAGTTTTGTGCTACCAATGGACGTGGATCAAAGAGCATGGACGAATTATCATTAGACAGAGCCTTTATTGATGAGGAAAAAGAAAAAATATATTTTAAATTAGAAACATTTCAAAAATGGTTACAGAATACTAAAAATTATAAAAAGAAACGAAGCACGCTAGTAAGTTTCTTACGTGATGAAGCAAAAGCAGAATCTACTTTTGTACAGGTAAACAAGAAAAGTCAACGGTGCTGGGAATTAGATTTTAAATTAGACGACACCACAATAGAAAAACCAGATCTTAAAATGAATACAAAAGATAAAGACGTATTAGGATCTACAGATGAAGAGGAGATACCATTTTAAGACATTTAGATTTATTTAGTGGCATAGGTGGTTTTAGTTTAGGACTTGAAGCTACTGGTGGTTTTGAGACTGTTGCTTTCTGTGATATAGATAAATATTCACGACAAGTTTTACAGAAGCACTGGCCCCATGTTAAACAATACGAAGATATAAAGGAGTTGACTTATGAAAGACTTAAAGCAGATGGACTTCTTCCCATCGACATCATCACAGGAGGATACCCTTGCCAACCTTTCTCCCTCGCAGGTAGAAAAAAAGGTGAAGAAGATCCAAGACACCTCTGGCCAGAGTATTTTAGACTTATCAAAGAACTCAGACCAACTTGGGTTATTGGAGAAAATGTTAGTGGACACATTAAACTTGGTCTCGACACCGTACTTGAGAACTTGGAGAGCGAAGGTTACTCCACAAGGACGTTTAGTATTTCAGCTTCGAGCGTCGGTGCAAACCACCAAAGAGAAAGAGTCTGGATCTTGGCCCACACCAAACGCAAGAGATTGGAAAGATTCAATGAACAAAGTTCCTCCTTCAGTGGGAAAAACAAGGGGACACAGCTTGGGAATGAAAGTAGCACAGAGACTATGGAGAACTCCAGACAACATGGCGGGGGGATCGAACTTACCAGGAATAAAGAAAGCATTGGACGAGGGTCATCTAAAGAGACCGAGTGGTCAACAAATACAGATAAGACTAGAGGATCAAGTGAAAGAACCAAGACTATGGCCAACACCAAGGGCCTCACAGGCGATGAACGAGAATTTAGAAACAGTCGAGAAGAGAGTAATGAAAAAAGGATTTCTAGGGGCAAAATTAGAGGAAAAAATAGCGATCTGGCCGACTCCAGCAGCTCACGAAGGCAGGTTGGGTTATCAAAGGAGAGACACAGGGAAGAAGGGCACGCAGAAAAGTTTGACAACGAAAGTAATAGACAAAGAGGGTGGCAGAGAGAAGACAACTGGGCAATTGAACCCAACGTGGGTAGAGTGGCTCATGGGATACCCAATAGGGTGGACAGACTTAAATGTCTCGGAAACAGCCTTGTTCCACAAATCCCCTACTACATCGGATCAGTAATTTTAAGGACTATAAATGATTAATATAATTTTAGGGCCACCAGGCACTGGTAAAACAACCAAACTGTTGGAGATATGTAAACAGAAAAAAGCTGATGGCGTTGCTTGGGATAAAATTGGTTTTTTTTCATTTTCACAAAAAGCTGCATATGAAGCTAAAGATAGAGCGAGAGAAAAATTTCAAGCAAGCAGAGAGGATTTAATACATTTTAGAACGTTACATAGTTTTGCTTATAGGAACTTAGCAATAGATGATAATAATCTTTTTAAGAAAAAAAATTGGAAAGAGTTGTCTTCACTTGTTGGATGGGATCTTAACTTTGATGAAAGCGATGAAAGCATATACACAAATACAAATCACAAGTTTGTAAATTTAATTAATTTAGCAAGGTTAAAAAATACAGATTTATTAGAAGAGTGGCGAAGATGTGAAGATAGATCAATGTCATGGGATCGATTACAATATTTAGATGACATAATATCTGGATTCAAAATAGAAAACAGTCTTTACGATTACACTGATATGATAGTGCAATATACAAAAGATCCAATTATAAATAATTTTGATGTCTTATTTATCGATGAAGCTCAAGACATGCCTACAATTCAATATGAAATGATAGATAAATTAATTCAAAACAGTAAAGAAACTTATATTGCTGGTGATGATGATCAAGCAATATTTAGATGGATGGGTGCAGATGTTGATAGATTTATAGATTTAAAAGGGTCAGTGCAAGTTTTAGATAAGTCATTTAGATGCCCACAAAGAATATTTAGATTAGCTAACACTATTATTTCTAAGGTAACAAACAGAAGGCAAAAAACGTGGTCTCCTAAATCAGATGAAGGTAAAGTAAAAAGAGTTACACATTTACGACATATAGATTTATCTGAGGGTAATTGGTTATTACTTGGTCGCACAAAAAAAATAAGAAACGAAATGATAGAGGGTCACTTAAAAAGTTTAGGCATGTGGTATGGTAGAGGAGAGCACAGACCAATATCAAGAACTGTTTTAAATGCTATTTACGCTTGGAATAGATTACAAGACAATCAAACAATAAGCTATGCAGATGTTCAATATATTTATAATCAAATTGTTGCTAAAGGTAGATTAAAAAGAGGAGCAAAAACTTTTACTGATGAAGATAAAGAAAAAATTTATACTTTAGATACTCTTAAAAAAGATCATGGATTATTAGTCGACGGACAATGGTATGAAGTAATGAACAAAATATCAGAGTATGATGTTGCATACATTAGAAGATTATTAGATTTAGGTGAGGACTTGCAGAAAGAACCAAGAATTAAAACATCAACAATACATCAAGCTAAAGGAGGTGAGTGTGATAACGTTATAGTTTTAACTGACATAGGTAAGATAGTTTATAAATCTTACATGAAAAATCCAGATGATGAGCATCGGGTATTCTACGTTGCTGTAACTAGAGCAAAAGAAAATTTATATATAGTTGATCCACAAACAACAAATTTTTATTCTATGTATGCTGATATGGGATATGAAGAAATATAACAAAAAAGAAATTTATGACTTTGAGGATAAACTTGATAAAGCGGCGGCAAAGCACTTAGTGAGATTAGGTGTCGAAAAGGACTGGAAAGACTGCTATCGTAGAATGAAATTAAGAAGAAAAAAACAAAGGAAGTAAATGCAAACAAATTTTTTTTCGCCACAATCAGAGTGGCTTCCTCCGAAAAATTTTCCTGATCTTAGTGATGCAAAAGAAATTGCTTTTGATTTAGAAACAAAAGATACACAATTAAAAACAAGAGGACCAGGATGGATGACAAACAATGGTCACATTATTGGTGTTGCAGTGGCCGTGGACGGTTGGAAGGGATACTACCCTATTCGTCATGAAAACGGTTTTAATTTTGATCCTGGTCGTGTTTTAAAATGGACAGCAAAAACATTAAGCACTAATGCAATAAAAATAGCTCACAACGCAGTTTATGACTTAGGTTGGTTACATGCAGAAGGTATTAAAGTAAATGGTCCCATTGTAGATACAATGTCTATGGCTACAATCTTAAATGAAAATAAATTTAGTTATGCATTAAATTCTGTAGGCAAAGATTTACTTAATGAAATTAAAGATGAATCTAAATTAAAACAAGCCGCCATTGATTTTGGAGTGGATCCAAAAAATGAGATGTATAAATTACCAGCTATTTTCGTAGGAGATTATGCAGAGCAAGACGCAGACTTAACTTTAAGGTTGTATAAAACTATGAGAGTGATGATTGATAAAGAAAGTTTATCATCAGTATATAAACTAGAAATGCAAATACTACCTATCGTATTTGAAATGATGAAGAGAGGAGTAAGAGTAGATGTTGAACAAGCACACCGTTATAAGAAAACTTTTAAGAATTCAGAGAAGAAGATACTTGATAGCATATTTAAAGACACGAATATTGCAGTTGACATTTGGGCTGCAGATTCAGTTGCAAAAGTTTTTGACAAACTTAAAATAGAATACCCACGAACAGAGAAAACGGAGAAACCTAGTTTTACAAAAGACTTTTTATCAAAGCACGAACATCCAATAGCTCAAAAAATTGTTCAAGCCAGAGAGTTTAATAAATTACAAACGACATTTTTAGATACAATTTTTAAACATGAAAAAAATAATAGAATTCATGCAAGCATACATCAATTACGTGATGGTGTTTCGGGGACCGTGAGTGGTAGGTTTAGTTACAGTAACCCAAACTTACAACAGTTGCCATCTAGGAACCCAGAGATAAAGAAAAAAATTCGTGGTTTATTTTTACCAGAAGAAGGATCGGTATGGGGATCATTTGATTACAGTCAACAAGAACCTAGACTTGCCACACACTACGCTTTTAACCTAGGTTGTGATGGGGCAGAAGACGTCGTAAACATATACAACAAAGATCCTAATGCAGACTTTCATGATATAGTTTCTAAAATTGCAAACATCAGTAGAACTAATGCTAAAACAATTAACCTTGGGTTGTTATATGGTATGGGTGTAAAAAAATTAGCTGAAGAATTAAAGTTTGATAAAGATTTAGTAAAAGAATTCTTAGCTAAGTTTCATAAACAAATCCCTTTTATAAAAGATTTATCAAACAGAGTTTCGCAATATGCAAACTCAACGGGATATGTTGCAACATTAAAAGGACGTAAATGTCGTTTTGAATTATGGGAACCAACATCTTTTGGCGTGTTTAAAGCTTTACCTTATGATCAAGCAAAAGAAAAATACGGTAGACATCACGCATTACAAAGAGCAGGAACTTATAAAGCATTAAATAGATTAATACAGGGATCAGCTGCCGATCAAACAAAACAGGCAATGGTAGATTTATACAACGAGGGCATGGTTCCATTAGTGCAAATTCACGATGAGTTAACTTTGAGTATAGATGATAGTAAAGAAACAAAAAATAAAATTATTGATATCATGACTAATTGTGTAAAATTAGCAGTGCCAAGTAAAGTTGATTGTGAAACAGGAAAATCTTGGGGTGATGCAACTTAAATTTTTGGCTGTTTTCTGGGGTAAAATAGATATATGTTGATTAGTATGTAATATAATATAATATGTAATAATAATAGAAAGGATACAGAATGAAGAAAGAATATCTGTTAGAAAAAATTGGACCAGAATTTTTCTCTGCCATTTTTACAAAAGCAAATGGTGAGAAGAGAACTATTCTTGGTAAGCTACATGTTAAAGATCAAAAGTTTTTTGCTGGTGGTGAATTACTTGGTGACAGAAGTCATTTGTTAGAATGCATTGATGTTAACATATTAAAAAAAGTTGATGATCCAAAACGAGCTTGGAGATCAATACAATTAAATAACTTGATTAGCCTTAAAGTTAAAGGTGAAGAACTAGTTAAGAAAGGAGAAAGCAATGCCGTGGCAGCCTAAAGATTTTGAATTTATAGTAAACTATAATGTTGCAGAACAAACTAATGAGGCAACTCAATTAGAATTTGATTTTGCACCTCAACCAGTTAAAACACCTTTTGACTCTTATGTATTAGATGGTCAAGAGGAGCAAGAAGAAGAGGAGGATCAAGATAATGGAAACTGAACACAAAGAAGAATTGTTAAATTTAAAATTAAAAATAAACAATTACAAAGATGCGTTAAAAAAACCAGCTTGGAAATATACTTTTGGTAAAGAGGATAGCCACGATATTGCTAAAAGAATTATTAAACAATCTGAAGAAAGAATAAAGGAGATAAAAAGCTATTATGAGTAAATCTTGGATGAATGAATACGATACCGAGCTTGGCATTTATAAATATAAAGGCAAGAAGGTTATTTGTAAAACTGAAGAAGAGAGAAAGAAGAAGGCTGAACAATACCCAACAACAGGTGATGAAGATTTAAGTAAGCCTCCTTCAAAATACTTTTATGTATTAACATGTGATACAGAGGAGTCTGTTGATGCTGAAATAAAAAGAAATAAGGATGTTAAAAAGTCTTTTATCATTGACAAAAAAGCAAGTCTTTCTCCAAAACAAGAAAAGAAAAAACGTCAACAAGATTTGATGAATTTTCTATCTACACTTGTTAACACAGGTTTAAAGAAAAAACCGTTGATAGCAAAATTTAGAGAGCAGTTTCCTAAGTTAAGCTCATCACAGATTTGTCGTTTTATTAATAATCAATTTAAACTAAAAGTAATTGAGATCGATAAAAAATATAAAACTAAACCAATAGTTGTGAAAGGCAAGTATTGGAGAACCTAATTCGCCTCTTTGTCTTCAACGAGGTAGGATATCTTGGCATCAAGACGTACCAACTGCTCCTTTATTTCTGGTATGTCTTGAAACAAGATTTGTTCAAGGCGATCCATCTTTGTTTCAAGAGCTGACACTTTTTGTGACATCATACCATATACTGATCCAGCAGAAATTAAAATCATACTGATCCAAACTACGTTTCTTAAATTAAAATCTTTGTCCATTATAATACCCCTGGAAAATTACCTTTTAAGTCAATACCTTCAATACCTGGTTTTATTTCTGGACTCAAACCATAAGTATTACTAGGTGGTGGTAGGTTTCTAACAAATGATCCATATTGCAATGCCTCTGTGGTAGACAAAGCACCACTATCTAATAAGTTTTGATAAATTTCACCAATTCTATCAGGCACACCCGCAACATTTCCTCTTATTGCTCTTTCAAAAAATTCTTTTTGTTGAGCTATACTTGCATTACCTAATAAAGGGGCCGTGGACCCTGTTTGATTTAAATTGTTAGACGTATTTAAAACAGGTGCAATACCCTCCATAGATACATCAATGTTTGGTGGCGTCTTACTTTGTTGTATTATCTGGTCTGTTAAATCTCCTTGAAATCCTATCTCACCTTTTCTAAATGGTAATTGAAACAAAGAAGTTATTTCAGGACTACTACTAATCATAGGAGTGCCGATACCAATATTCTGTTGAGTTCCAGGAAAACCACTAAATAATTTTATTGCTGATAATTGATCTATCTGATTTTTTAAGGCATTATCTTTTTTTATGTCTTTAATGTTTGTTGGCGCACTCCTAAACGAAGCAAAACGAAAAGCATTCTCGGCTAACTCTGCTAACGTTGGTTGAGCTTGCTTTGTTGTTGTAATACCAGAGCTTGGTAAAAGACCAGGAAAAAATCTATTTAAAAATCCACCAGTCTTTTCTTTTGCGGCAGATGCAAGATTTTGCAAAGTTCCTATGCCTGGTGCAAGTCTGCTAACATTACGTATTGTTCTACCAGAGGCAAAAGGAAACAAACTTTCCATCATGCCTGGATTAGCTTCAAAAGCTTTACCCATAAATTCTGCGTAATCAGCAGAAGATAATCCCTCTCTAAGTTTTGGTTTACCTGTGCTTACAGTGCCAATACCAAAAGCATTTAATATTGAGCTTTTTGTTCCCTCTTTTGGTTCTCTGCCTGTGAATAATGATCTGTCTACATTCTTTCCTATCTTAAGTGCATCTAATACCTCTGCTCTTCTTCTATTTTGTATTCTTCTATTTTGTGCTGCTTCAAATGTTGCTTTAGGTGTTGAAAGTGCCAAAAACTTAGCTCTATTATCATCTACACCTTTGAATTGTTCTTCTATATCTTTAATCTTTTTAATCTGATCTTGTACGATTTGTGTGTCAGTTTTCGTTCTTTGAGGGTTTTGGTCTAAACGTGATTCACTATCTATACCACCACGTATTCTACCACTACGATCAGTTGTTTGTACAACTCTATCACCTATTTTAATAGTGGACATTACGCCACCATTTGTTGTGGTTTATTCATTAGAGTAGCTATACCGCCTTCATTAGCAAATAGTGGTAAACCAACACTTGATAACCTTTGAACTAATGCTGGATCAAGTTGAGCACTTGATATTGGTGGCACAACGTTTGCCATGTTCATATTAATATTAGGACTAGGAATATTAAAACTTACATTATCTGGCTCTGGTTTTTCTTCTATTTCTATTGGCACGTCAATTTGTAGTTCTTCTCCTTCATCTTCTCTTAAACTTTCTAACTCCTCTGTTTCAAGATCTAATTCATTAGTTACCTCAAATTTATTTTTTTTATCTTGTAACTCTAAAATTAAATCATTTATTGCATCAAGTTCTACTTCATCTAAAACACCAGATAAGTCTTCTTGCACTTTTTGAAACATAGACAAAGTTTCTCCGATTTCTTCAGGTGCTTCATCATGGTGTAAATTAAAAATTTCTCTTATAAGATCTATTTTTGTACTAAATTTTAATTGTCTGCCTGGTTCATAAATTTGTGATACATTTTTAGCTAATTTTGGATTTGCAAAAACTTTTCCAACCCCATATCTTAAGGCCATTAAAGTTAACAAACCCTTAAACCCTTTAGTAAAAATACCATCATCCTCACTAAAAGTTTGTGTGCCCATGTAACTGGCACCAGCACCTCCTAAAAAACTACCAAGTATATTTTGTGCTCCAGTCAATTGAAATCTTCTCTGTAAAAACGCTGAAGGGTTTCCAATCTTTATTGATTCTATAAAGGCACCACTAGTAATAATATCTACGACTTCTTGTTTGTTGATACCTAATGATTTAAAAAATGCATCAACAAATTCATCTTTGCCTCTAATATCAAATCCTAATTCTTTTGCTAGTATTGCAGGTTCAAAGTCTAACCCCTTTGCAAACTGCGCTGTATTTTGTGATGTGTCAGCAACAGATCTTGCAATTGCATTAGATAAATACTCATTAGCAAATATTCTGAAAGAGTCTTTTCCCATTATCTTCTCAAGATCTCTTAAGACCTCTGGTGATTTTACCCTCATTAAAGATGTAAGTATTTGATCTCTAGCTTTTTTATCTTGAATAAAACCAGGTTTAAAAATATTTTTTACATAAGTTCCAAATATATTTCCAGCTGGACTTTCATACAATAGTTTAAAGGCTCTCGTAAATTCGTTTGCGTTTTTGTGGTTTTGTAAAATACCAGCTAACATATCTTCGGGTATTAAATCTTTAATTAAATTTTTATCTAAGTTTAAAAGTAATTCATCATTAGCTACCCTAAATTGAGTTAAAACCTTAGCAAATTCACTTCTAAATGTTCCTTGATTTTCAACTAAATCTCTAAACAACCCACTTATATCATCATTAAAATTTCTAATCGTATCATAGCTTACTTTGTTACCTTGGTTTTGCATTGTAATTTGATATCTTCTTAATGTTTCAATAAAATCTTTCATGCCTGGTCCCATTGCTCTAGACAGACCTTGATTTTCAAAAAAACCACTTTTTACTAATGATTCATACGAGTTAATTATGCCTTGATCATTTGTAGGTATATTTTTAAATTGTCTTAAAATATCTCCATTAATAAATTTTGTGAAAAATGACTGCACATCATCTGTTCTAAAAACATTTCTGTTTGGCAACATTGCATGTGATTTGTAGGCCCTATCCCAAAGTCTGGCCATGTTTCTACTCATTATATCAAAACGTTTATTTACTGATTTAAAAATATCTATTCCAGAAGTAGAAAACAAAGAGATGGGAGCAAATTTTTCTTTTAATGCTTGAAATTTTTCGTTTAATATTTGTCTTTGTTTGCCAATTGTTTTTCGTACTGTTGTTCCAATAAATGGCAAAGGAGATAACGCTCTTGTTCCACCAGCATATTTTGCGATTTGACCAAAATTAAGTTGTATACCTAATCTTTCAGCTGCTTCATAAGCCGCTTTTACAGACGGATCTTTTAAATTTGTAAGTAGCCTAAAACCACCTGCCAAAAGTTCTGGAATACCTAATCCAAGTGCTTCATAAAACATTGCTTCTTTTGCATCCGCATCAATGGTATTTAAGAATTGAAGCATGTCTGGATCACCAGTAAGAATAAAATTAGCAATATCAAAAGCGGCTCTACCACCAACGTCTCCAAAAACACCACCAAAATAAGTTTTACCTCCAGCTATAGCTAGTTTTCTTGGGTCTATTAAACTAGCTCTTTTATAAAGTTTTGCTAAATTTGCCTCCTCTTTTAAATTAAACATGTCTTTAAAACCACCTGCAGATAAAGCCATGGACCCTATAATTCCAGCAGTTGTTCTATCAATACCCAATTTTTCTAAAGGAGAAAGTTCTTTTTTATCTACAAATCCAAAATCGTCTAATAAATTGATTGCATTCTTTTTTTCTTCAGAAATCATTGCTTCGTCAAGCAAAGGTATATTAAAACCATACTGGTCTTCTAATTCACGTAAAGCTTCTTCACCTGTATCTTTTACAGTATCTAATCGCTCAACTAATTTTAAAATTCTTCGAGCTTCGTCTTTATTTGGTGCGTCTCCCTCTATTTGTATTGTAAATGGCAGACCCTCTATAAAAATCTCGCCCATTATTCACCCAATATTGCTTCTAGTTCATCTAATGTGTATTTACTTTTTTTGTCTTTATATGTGTTTGGGTTAAGATCTTTTATAGAATTGTTTAGTATGTCTATTGATTTACCAAAATCTGCAAAAGCTGTTTCATCTTTAAAATTACCAGAAAGCACTGCAAATACTTTAATTCTATCAGTCAAATAATCTGTCAACGCATCAATTTTTCCAAAAGCAAAATCAGATCCATACAAACCTGTTATATCTGTTCTTTCCTCTGCTCTTTTTCTAACACCTTCAGGTGTGCCACGTTTACCTCTTAAAGACATAATGTCTGCAACTGCATCAGATAACTCTGCAACTTTTGATTTTAGCTCTCTAATTTGTGGTTTTGTAAACATACCAATTCCTTTTGGAACACCCTCTGCATCATCTGGAAAAAATTTATCACCAAATATATTATCTATGTCATTAGCCAAGGTTGCTAGTTTTGTTAAACTTTCTTGAGCTAAACCTGTGTAACCAACTAAAGATGGATCAGCAGCTATAAGCTGTTTTAACTCTAATAAATCTTTTAGGGAATCAAATGTTGAAGAATATAAAGAATTAAAAAATGATCTGTCAGACTCTGATTGTGCAGGAAACAATTGACCCTCAGCTAAGGCATCTTCTGCAGCTTTTAGTATTTTTTCATAATTAGGTTGTGCAGTTTCTCCATCTTCATTAGAGCCTGCCTGTCTAAATACAGGCCCTCCTTGAGCACGAAAGACGTCCACTCCTGATCTATCTGGATTTACCTCAAAAGAATTAGATATAATTGTATACTCTCCTGAATCTAACAATTCTTGTATTTTAGCCTGATTAGAGTTTCTAATATCTACAACTGTAGTTAAATCAACTGAACCATCCTCTTTTAATTTTGCTAATTTTGTAAAGGTTGATCCAGCTCCAACAGTCGTGTAATTTTCTTTGTCAGCATCACTAAGATCATTAAATTCTCTGTCAGATAAAAAGACTACTGTATTAGTTTCTGTGTTGTAATAAGCCTCTTGATCTGCCTGTGTGGGTATATTTATCGATAATTTATTATCTTTATCAACAAATATATTTGTGCCCTCTGGATAAGCACCTATTTGATTTTCACTTAATAGTGATGATACAGCGTTTGGTATCTCTACACCAGATCCTACAACAAATGTAGTGCCTTTAGTATCTTTTCTTTTTGCTTGTTCTTTTTTTATTGCTAAGTCAAGTTGTTGAGCAAAAGCTTTATCTTTAGAAGCCTCACCAAGTGCTGCTTGTTTAATAGCTAAATCTCTTGCCTCTACTTTATCTCCAATTTTTTGTTGACCTTGTAAACCTAATAAAATTGCTTCTTGTGGGGTCATGCCAGCCGCTAAACCAAAACCACTTCTTGAGATGTTAAAAAACGTATCAGCAGCTGTTCTATCTGGGTCTCTTCCTAAAATAGCTTGCATAACTGGTAAGTTTTTTTGAAAACCTGTAGCTAGAGATGGTATGTTTGCACCTTGATTTTGATTTAATAATATCTGCAAGAATAAATCATTTAATGAATCATTATTAGTTGATGTTTCTCCCTCGGGTTTGTTTGTTCCTTGATTTCGGTAGACAGGACCACCCATTGCAAACGCCTGTGGAGTAGCACCAATACCTTCTTGTCTTACCTCTGGAGTATCTAACATTTGAATTACTGGTTGAACTAATGTTAAAACACTATCTGGTGTATCATTAGCATCTTTTTCACCAACAATTTCTGCTAGCTCATCTCTTCTTTGATCTTCAGACTTGTTATCTCCTCTTATAGTATTCATTAACTGTTCATAATCTTCAGCTTTATCAAACTCTTCTTTTTTTTCTGATCCAGCATCAACAATTGTTTTTGCGTCCTCTTCAAAACCTTGCATAATTCCAACATTTTCTGGATTTTGTTGTGGCATCATTTGTGCTTGTTGAGCTATCTCACCTTGCATAGGTGATCCCATTTGTCTAAATCTCATTTCGTCTAATTTTTTAAGACCATTTATACCCTCACCTGTTATAGGTGATCCCATGGCTCTGTTAGCTTCTTGTGTTTTTAATATATCAGCTCTAAATAATTCTATTGCTTGCTGACCTTCTGGAGATAATAAGAATTTATTAGGGTCTCCCACAAACAATTCAGCACCCTCTGGTAAATAGTTACGGAGTATTCTTTGAAAACCTTCTTCTTTTAAATCATAAGTGCCACCATATTCACCAAAATCATACACTGTTGAATCATCACTGACAGGTTTGTTAGTTTTAAAAAGATCTCCTACTGCTTTAGATGTGCCTCTTAAATTACTAGCAAGATTTTCAAAAAAACTTTCTATTGCGCCAGATTGATTTCTTTCATCTATTAACTGTTGTCTTCTATCTAAAAATCTTCTTTGTTCATCAGCTGAAATTCTATCTCTTACCTCTCCCAACTGATCAGAACCTATTGCTCTTCTTACAACTGGCATATTTTTATTAAACATCGCTCTATTTAAAACACTCATTATACTACTCCTGACCTTCTAAGACCTGCAATACCAGATAAAGCACCTATACCAACTCCAATAGCTTGTTGTAAAGGTGAAACTCCTGGACTTGTTGCAGGAACTAATGTTTGTTGAGTTGTTGGTGCTCCTGCTAATACATCACCATAGAAACCTAATCTTTGGAAAGGTTCATAAATATTTTGTAAAATATTTTGTCTTGCAATATCTTGACCCGCTTGAGCTTGCTGTCTTTGTAATCCACCTATTCCAAGAAGTTGACTAATATCTGCACCTCTTTGTGATTGTTGTTGAGCAGCTAATCCAGAGAGAGGGGATGCAAATCCTGCTTGTTGAGCACCTAATCCAGCAATACCTAAAGCAGATAATCTTTGTAGTTCTTGATTTCTTGCAAACGCAGCTTGGGCGTTTTCAAATGCTTGTTGATTTAATCCTGCTATGGCTCTTGCTTTAGCATCTTGTAAACCCTCACCAAGTAATGCTTCTTGAACAGCTTGTCTTGATCCACCAAATGCACCTCTTGATTGAGCTAAATCACTTAGTTGTGTTTGTGATTGAGCAGCTTGCTCATCTAATTGTTTTAAAGTTTGGTCAATAACAGCTTGTTGAAAATTACTTTGAAAAGGCGCAAAACTTGCAGATGTTGGAGTTTGAGCCAAAGCAGTTAACAAAGGTATTGTTCCTGCAGTGGTGCCTTGTCCTGCTAAAATAGCTTGTTGTGCTTGATTTAATAATGGCTCATATGCACCAATACCAAGACCAGCTAAGTTAAACGCTCGTGTTTCGGGGGCCTGAAATCCTGCAAGGGTATAATCTGGTAACGTTATTGGTTGTTCTGTAAGTGCTTTTGCACTATCAATTAAACCTAAACGACGAGCTTCTAGATCTGGTGCCTCTCTCGTTATTTGTGTTTGCGTTACCATTATGCTACTCCTCGTGATTGTTCAGACAGTGTACCACCTTTTTCTAAATTTTTCATCATTTGATACATTCTCTTAGCACCTTCTCTTCTACTACCGCCACCTGCATTACGAACAGCTTTAGCAGTAAATACAAATTCACCATCACTTAACATAGCTGGTATGTCATCAGATGTACCAGTGCCTGGTCCATTAATCTCGCCTGTTTTTCTTGGAAACTCTTGAGTACCACCGTTTGCTAATCTCATAATACCACCTTGAGCTGCTGTTGTTGGTCTAATAAAATCTGTAGGTAAATCTTCTCTTGGTACACCAAAATCATCTTGTAATGTATCAAAATAAATTGGTCTTGTGTTCAGACCCGCTACTTGGAACTCTTCTGGGTTCATATAATAAAATGGATTTAATGCATTAGGATCTTCTGGAACAAATCCTTCTTGCTCAGCCAAAGCTGCTTGATAAGTTAAAAGAGGCGAAATAGCGGCTCCTGCTGTTAATACTGTACCTAAGTTACCTCCAAGTATTGGTTTTTTATTTTGACCTGTTAGAATTTTTAATTTTTCTAATTGTATTAATTCTTTTCCTAATGCTGAATCTAGCTCTCCAGCATCTATTGCGTTTTGATAATTAATTATTTTTTGTTCTGCATTTGAAAGTTTTGGTGTGCTACTACCACCACCAATTAATCTTTGTAAAATATTTGCTGGATCATCAGTAGCAGTTGTTAGTGCTCTATCTGATGCCGAACCTAACAAACCACCTATGTCTGTTCCTGGTATACCTCTTCCTGCATAACGACCGATAGGAGCAAAACTACCCGCTAATGAACCAATACCATAACCTAGCGCTGCAGTGCCAAGAGCTTCTCCTGGTTTTTGACCTGCAATTAATCCACCGATACCAGCTCCAATACCAGCACCTGCAGATCCACCTATTAAAAAGCCGATACCACCACCTACGATGGGAGCTACTTTTTTTACAGTATCTTTTACTTTTTTAAATACTTTACCGACAAAACCACCAATACCGTATTGAGGAATAGTCTGTAAAAATTGTTCATCAATCATGCATAATCCTTTTAGTTAGCAACTTTATGTTTTGTTGGAAAGCAAGCTTGGATGGACTTGAAGAAATTACCAATTTATTTCTATATTTATAGGCAAATTATTGCTATATGACAATAGATAAATCATAAGTTAGAAAGGAATAAAAATGTCAGAACAGCTCAAGCACGAATTTCAAGCATTTAGGCCCTTCGGTCCTACTATTTTCAAAGGTTCCTTACCAAAGTCGTTAATAAAATTGTTAGATGATAAAGCAACAGAAATTATGGAGAATAAAAAAATGTCAAAAGACTGGGATCATTCTATGCATCTTGCTGGAAATGTAAAACAAGAAGTTAGATATCCTCCAGCATGGATGATATCAACTGAGTTTGCGCCCATGAGTAATTCTTTGAATATGATAATACACAAATATTTAGAACACCCGCCAATGGTAAACACTATATCTCCAGATAAAGTTGAAAAAGTATTAATAACAAGTATGTGGGTCGTATCACAGTGGTCAGGTGATTTTAATCCATCACATGTTCATGACGGTGATTTATCTGGTGTGATATATTTAAGAATACCACCAAGTTTAAAAGAAGAATATGCAAAAGAGGATCATTTTCCTTGTGTAGGGGATATTCAATGGCAGTGTGGGCAAGCTGCAACTTTTAACGGTCATACTTTTCAAGCAACGCCTAAAGTAGGAGATATCTATCTTTTTCCTTCTTGGCTGTCTCATATGGTTTATCCATTTAGAACACAAGACGAGGAAAGAAGATCTGTGTCTTTTAATGTTCAAGTGAAAAGAAAAAAAGATAAGGATGAGCAACAAATCTAATACACCTTTTCCTATGGTAAGGATCACGTGGCATGATGCTAAAGATACAGAAACAGGTTGGTTGCACATAAAAGATATTGTTTCTGCCTCGTTGGCCGTGTGCCAAGAAGTGGGATACATGGTTGTAAACAATGATGACAAAATTGTAATTATGCGTTCTTGGTGTATAGACAAAGACGACAATCATGGCGGTGGTGCGATCGCAATACCTCGTGGTTGGGTTAGAAAAATAGAATATTTAAGAGTAGAATATGCAACACAATAGTAACACTGAATTTGTTATGTACGTAGATAATTTTTTATCAATAGAAACTTTAGAATCACTACAAGAAACTTTCTTAAATATTAATTACGGAGAGGTAAAAAACCCAGAGGGTCAAGTATATGGTTACAGACACACTTTTCCTCAAAGTTTTCATACAGATCCTTTACTAAAATTAATAAAAGATTATTTTTTTCCTAATAGAAACTTAAAGCCTATTTCTGTCAGTGCTCACAAAAGACAGAATGATAAAGAGCCTTTGTTTCATGTGGATGTAGAAAAAGATAATGTCGCAAATTTTCTATTATTTGTAAAAGGTGAGCCTTTACTTAACAATGGCACTGGTTTTATGACTGGTGAGTCACTGTCATCACATATAGGTTTCATAGAAAACAGGGCTTTGTTTTTTAATGGTAGTAAAATACCACATTCAGATTTACAATCTTTTGGAGACAGTTCAGAGAGATATACACTTAATATTTTTTATAAAGATGAATAAAGTTTTTATTGGTACTCCTTGTTATGGTGGATTAATTACTAGTGATTATTTTAAAAGCTGTATGCAACTTGTTGCCTTAGCTGCTAGCAAAAAGATAGAGTTACAATTTGGCACTGTAGGTAATGAATCACTTATAACTAGAGCAAGAAATACTTTAGTTCAACTTTTTATGGATGGCGACTATACACACCTTTTGTTTGTTGACGCTGATTTAGCTTTTAATCCAGAATCAGTCATAAGAATGCTAGATTATGATAAAGATATAGTTACTGGTATTTACCCTAGAAAAACAATAGATTGGATAAAAGTAAAAAAAAGACTTAAAGATAAACCAGATATTTCAGAAGATGAACTTTTGGCTGCCTCTCTTCAATATAATTTAAATGTAAAGGATCCTAATAACATATTACTTGAAAAAGGTTTTATAGAGGTTTTAGATGGTCCTACTGGTTTTATGATGATCAAAAGAGAGGTATTTGAACGTATGGCTGAAGTCTATCCAAACTTAAAATTTAAGCCAGATCAACATATTAATCAATCTCATGACAAAGAGTTTGATTATCATAAGACATCCGATTGGAATTACGCTTTTTTTGACACTATGATTGAGCCAGAAACACGACGATATTTGTCTGAAGATTACGCTTTTTGTCGTTTATGGCAAAATATGGGTGGTAAAATATACGCTGATATTCTATCTGGTATGACACATTACGGAAATTATGCGTTTAAAGGTAATGTTGGAACTCAATTCTTGCCTCAAAACAATAAGTAATTTATTATAAAATTATGCAATTAGTAGACCTTAAGTTTCGCCCAGGCGTAGATAAACAAGACACAGCTTATTCTGCTGGAGATGAGCGTAAATACATTGACTCTGATTTTGTTAGATTTCACTACGGAAAACCAGAGAGATGGGGTGGTTGGACAAATTTACCTAATCCTAATAAAACTATAGTTGGTGTCGTAAGAGATACTCACTCATGGGTAGGTTTAGATGGTTTACGATATTTAGCATTAGGAACAAACAGAAAATTATATATTTACAACGAGGGAGCAGTATATGACATAACTCCTATACGTGAAACTCAAGCGTTAACTAATCCATTTACAACCAACGGAACTACTACCGTGTCTGTAGCAGACAGCAGTCATAATGCAAAGTTAGGAGACTTTGTTACTTTTGACTCTTTTTCATCAATAGACGGCTTGGACATGAATCAAGAATTTGAAATTACATCTATAACTGATGCAAATAATTATACAGTTACACACACTAGCACAGCATCAGGATCAACATCTGGTGGTGGCGGCTCAGGTAATGCAAAATATCAAATTAATGTAGGACCAGCAACGTCTACGTACGGACTTGGATGGGGCACAGACACTTGGAGTAGTGGCACGTGGGGCACGGCTAGCTCTTCATCTGATGTCGTTATAGTGGGAAGAAACTGGTCACTAGATAATTTTGGTGAAGATTTAATTGCTACTGTTTTAGATGGTGGCACATTTATTTGGGACACCTCTTCAGGAACAGGCACAAGAGCTACAGCTTTATCTAATGCTCCAACTGCATCAAGATTTAGTCTTGTTTCTACTGACACTAGACATCTATTAATATTTGGCACAGAAACTACAATAGGTAGCACAGGCACTCAAGATGACTTATTTTTTAGATTTTCAGATAGAGAGGATGCTACTGATTTTACACCTGTAGCAACGAATGAAGCAGGATCTTTACGTATATCAGATGGCTCAAGAATTGTAGGCGCTGTAAAATCAGCAGGACAAATACTTGTTTGGACTGACACTTCACTACATGGCATACAGTTTGTCGGAACACCTTTTACTTTTGGTCTAAGACAACTGGGTGCGAACGCTGGACTTATAGCTCAACACGCAGCCATAGAAGTTAACGGCATAGCTTATTGGATGTCTGATGATGCATTTTATCTTTATGATGGTGTCGTTAAAAAAATGCCTTGTTCAGTTCAAGATTTTGTTTTTGATGATATTAGTTACACAAACAAAAACGATATAGCTGTAGGACTAAATACAGCATATAATGAAATAATTTGGTATTACCCCTCAGCTAACGCATCTCAAATAGATAGAGCAGTGGCATACAATTATTTAGAAGGCACTTGGTATACTTTAAGTTTGGGACGTACTACTTGGCTTGGTGCTTATGTTTATGAAAAACCAATAGCTACCGAATATAATGCTAGCGCTACAGCTAATGTATCTACCATACTAGGATTGACTGCAGGTGCTTCTTTTATTTATGAACATGAATCTGGTAATAACCAGGCAGACGGCACAGCGATTACAGCCTTTTTAGAAACAGGTTCTGTAGAGATTGCCGATGGTGATCAGCTGATGTCAATTAGTAAATTAGTACCAGATTTTGATAATTTAACAAATACGATGACTGCAAGATTAACACTAGAGCAATATCCTCAGTCTTCTGCTAATGTTACATCAAACGCAAGCATAACCAGCACTACGGAAAAAGTAAGTGTTAGAGGAAGAGGTAGAGCAGTAAAAATTAGATATACAACCAATACAGTAGATGATACACCATGGAGATTAGGGTCGCAAAAATTAGAAATAAGACCAGACGGTAGAAGATAATGGCTAAAATTACAATCACTAGATTACCTAACGCTACACCAGAATATGACGCTGGTCAGTTTGACCAAATGATTAGATTACTTGATCAGATAATACTTTTATTAAATACAAACTATCAACAAGATTTAAGAGAAGAAGCAGAGTCGGAGGGTTTTTTCCTTGGCTAATACATTTAAAAGTGCAATGGTTGATATGACATCTACAGATTTAACAACAATACTAACAGTGCCTACAGCTAACCCTGGTGCTACACCACCTGTGCCACCTACTACTGACGTTGTAAAATCTATTTTAATTTGTAATGATTCAGGAAGCACAACACTAGTAGACCTAGAAGTTGTTAGGTCTTCAGCTACCTTCGAATTGTTTAAACAAAAAAGTGTGGCAACTAACACCACAACAGAATTACTATCTCAGCCTCTTGTTTTGCAAGAGTCTGATGTATTAAAAGCGCAGGCCAACGCTGCTAACCAAGTTCACATAATTGTAAGTTTTATGGAGGTTACAAAAGGTCAACTTTAGAAAGGGTGAAATGAAAAAATTAATTTTAAAATTTGTTTGGTTGTATATTAAATATGGTGTGCACCCAAAAACAAGAAAGAATACAATTACTAAAATTAGAAAGGATTAAAATGAAATTACAAGGTATATTTATTACTCCAATATTAACCACGCAGGTTAAGGATGATTATAATTTGGTAGAAAAATTATATGATTTAAAAAAAAGAGATTCAGTGGGAGATCCAAAATCGAATGTCAAAGGTTGGCACAGCAAAGATGATTTGTACGCGCATGAAGATTTTAAAGAAATAACTCAAGATATAATTTTTCATTCACAGGAGTGTTTTGATGCTTTGAATGTAGAGAGAAAATACGGGCCTGAGATGACAGGATTGTGGGGTATGATAAATCCACCAGGTGCTAGAAACACAGTTCACACACATCCTCTTAATTATTTATCTGGAGTTTTATATTTAAAAGTACCTAAAAATAGCGGAAACATAGTGTTTATTGAACCAAGGCCACAAGCGGAGGTGTTTGAACCACCTAGAAATCCAGATTTATCAGTGCATCTTGCGCATAGCGTGCAGTGGGAGCCAAAAGAGAAAGAGTTGATTTTTTTTCCTTCTTGGTTACAACATGAAGTACAAGAAAATAATTCTAATGAGGACAGGGTTATTATGAGTTTTAATTTAAGATGGAGTATATAATGCCGATAGTAAAAAACGCAGAACAAATAGGAACAGTTACTTTAGAAGATGGTAGAGTAGTTCCTAAATATAATGTTAAGACAGAAACAACGATTACAAATATAGATACTGGTCAAGAATATGAATCAGAAGAAGCTATGCAAGCTGACATAGATGATCCAAACACTTCTACAACCGCAGAAAAAATTAAGCGAGATGTAAAAGTATTTGCTCCATCATTAAAAGATATGTTGGGTCAGACCCCTAAGTCTTAAGACTTTTTACAATCACAATCATCACAACAATGTTGTGTGGAGTCCTTTAGATGTCTTTGTACATCTCTCTCCATAGCTAATAGTCTTTCGTGATATTTGCTCACCTTATCTGCAAGGTAGGCGATAGCTTTATTTATGTCTTCATTATCCATATTTATCTCCTGTTGATTGTTAATTTTGGTGAGAACCAAATGTAAACATGTTTTGTTTGAAATCAACAGAACTTTTTAAAATTGTTTTCTTGACAAATAAGTAGAGAGGTATCTACTCGTCAGCTACAGTGCCGTGATCACCATTTACTAAAGCTGCATATAAATCTCTACCATGCTTTTCTGGATCATTTGGATTTGCAATAAAAGTTTGAAATGGTTGAGAAGTATCTCCTAAGTGTGACCATTGACAATCTACGTGTATCAATTTAATTTTATCACCATTTTCATCAACAGCATCTTCCCATATTGTTGCACCTGATTCGTCTTTTACCTCGTTACCACTTTCATCACGTTTAGTTTTTTGAAGAGTAAACCATTTTGGATTTTTGCATGCTAATAAAGTTATACTCATTTTACGAACTCCTTAAACAAACAGTTGTTGATGACTCATTAGAACCTGAAGCAGCTAAACCAACCATTAGCCAAGTTCCAGATGGAGTTGTTCCAGCACCAGTACCATATTGAGATTTTATAACACCACCAGCCGAAGCATATTCAAGAGAGCCACTAGCATTACTTCCTGCAGTTGTTGGAGCGCCTGCACCACCGACTCTAATTAATGCATAACTACCTACAGCACCTAAACTAAGACCAGCAGTTCCTGACCCTATAGCAGATGCATCTGGAGCTGGTAAATTTGTTAAATCTGCACCTGAAATTTCAGGTAAATTTCCCGAAAGTTTCGTTGCGTCTAAATTTGCACCAGTTGTTACTGTTGTGCCTGCTACAATTAAAGCCATTATGCAATCTCCTCTAATTTAAATTTATATTTTTTACCATTTAATCTATTCAAAATAAAGAGATTTTCATCGCCCTCTTGAATAGTCCAATGACCTGAAGTTCCATCAACTTCATTATTTCTTGTTCTGGTGTTATTTAAATTTAAGTCACCAGTATATATATCTCTCCACTGAGCAGTAGAAGAACCTAAATCATGTGTATCATCAGCTGCTGGTAAAACAGCACCGCCAAAAACAGCACCTGAATTAAATGTTGCTGTGCCTGCCTCACTACCATCTATAGTTAAAAATGTAGTATCCGCAGTGTTATCTGTTCCTTTAAATATAATATCAGTGTCGTTACCTTGAGCGTCAATTGTAATATTACCAGATGTAGTTGTAACATTAACTGCGGAGTCTCCCGCTGTTATGTCATCAAATGCTACTGAAGTTGAAACTGTTGCAAAAGATAAAGTTCCTGATCCATCTGTTCTTAAAAACTGTCCTGATGTACCATCAGCTGATGGTAATGTCATAGAGGTAGTACCAAAACCAATTGCATCCATACGAACTGTGCCGTCAAAGAATGCATCCTTAAACTCTAAAGATGATGTTCCAAGATCAATATCATTTGTTGTTGAAGGTGATAAAGCACCATCTGATAATGTTAATTGATTTGCGTTAGCAACTTTAAATGTAATAACGTCATCAGAAGCCGCTGAAATAGTAGTATCTGCATCCGCATCTAAAGTTAATGTTTGTCCATTAAGATCGACTGGAGCAGTAACTGTTCCTGGTCCAGCAAAAACATCATACCAGTTTGTTCCATCAGTAGCGACTAGTCTAGTAGCGCCGTTTTCAATTGTTAAAGTGTTACCAGAGGAACCAAGTCTTGCTGTCATAGCATAAGGACCTGAAGATCCAGAATCTGTTGTTGCGTTTGTAATTAAATAAATTTTTTGTGTAGCTGGAAACTGAGCTATTCTTACAGCTCCGTGTGCTCCAGTTAATCTTATGTGTGCGTTTCTAGCTTGGTTGTTTGCTTGAGATTGTGGTCCGTCGGCGTTTGTTAAAGTTGTAACTGCATTATCACCACAAGCTACATCAACAACACCAGCAATAGAAAACTCTAAAGATTGAGAAAAGTTATTGTTTGTAATAGTTCCCCAAGTTCCTGAATTTTCACCAGTGCCTTGTAACTCTATTCTCAAACTTGTCGAATATGTCGAACTCATAATATCTCCTATATAAAGTTAAAAATTAAAGTTTGTCAAAACTTTTATGCAGCTTTGTGAACCTCTGTCCAACTAATATCGCTGTTTGAGTCATCTACTTCTGACCAGAAGGTGCCTTGTAGAGTACCAGTTGAACTTGTAACAGAATTACCAGTAAGTGTCAAAGTAGAAGTTCCAGTAGCTGTTAAAGTTCCAAGAGTTCCTGCTAATGAAACTCCTGAAAAGGCATACTCTGAGGATTGACTTTCATCACCTAAAGATGATGTTAAGGCATTTCCTGATATTGTTGGAGCAACACTACCTACAAAACTTATTTGACCAATTGAACTTGTAAGTCCAGTGGCTGTAAAAGCGTTTGCATCAGCGGCAGGAGTATTTGCTTGCCCACCCATAGCAGAGTGAACACTACAATAATAATATAATGTTGGAGCTTCTGAAGCTACTTCTATCTGAGTATAAGCACCTGCATTACCTGGTGTTCCGTTGGTTGTTACGCCAGTTGTATATTCAGACCCACCTCCATGCGTACCATTTGGTGTCTCACTGAAGCGCAATGGATGCCCATCGTTTGAGTTGTCTGACTGATCAAATCTATAAACATTACCCTCTGCTAGTTCTAATGTAGGTTGTGGAACACCATCTATCTCATAAATATTACCTGTGTCCGAAGCGTTTCTAATTACTTTAACAACTTTAGTTACCAACCCACCAACACCTACAACATTAACATCAGTGGAGGCTACCTCAGTGCCTAAAGACGCTGTGTTGGATACGCCAGTTGGTGTAACAATCGCATTACCCACTGCAGTTATTGTGCCTCTAGAAGCAGTAAGCGCATTACCTGAAGGGAAAGCTGTTTTACCTATTTGTACAGATGTTGTTCCAATTGATATATCTAGTTCAGGTTCACTAGCAGCTACAACAGTTAGTTGTGAGTCTCCAGTAATAGAAAAAGTTCCAATAGATGACGTTATGGCTAAAGACCCAGCCTCAGCCATTGATCCGATTTGACCTCTTGTAGCAGTTAAACCTACACCCGTAGGAGTGATATTTACATCTGCTGTTGCTACAGATGTACCTACTGAAGAAGTTAAAGCATTACCTGTAAATGCATATTCTGACTCTAGTATGTTCCAAAGGTTATCACTCCATCCAATAAGTGTCCCTGTGCTTTGATTTGCACCACGACCCCAACCAGATTGAGCGACACCAGTAGCTGATTCATCACCTTGCTGTGCTTGTAAACCTATTCCTGTAGCTGTGACAGCTGAAGATCCTGTAACTGTTTCTGTTCCTAATGAAGCGGCAATATTATTGCCTGATGCTGTAACCTCTGCAACACCTGTTCCTACTGCAGTCCCAAGAGACGCAGTTGTGCCTATCCCCGAAAGGGTAATATTACAATCACCTGTAGGTGAAAGCGATCCTGGAGATGAAGAGAGGCCATTCCCTGTAGCACTTACAGGCGCAAAGCTATTCCATGCGCCTGAGTTCCAAGTCTGTCGGCCCCATCCTTGAAGAGAGGCCATTTTCTATCTCCTATGCTATTCTCAATATTGCGGCAGTTGCCTCAGCAGCTGGGAACGTAATTGTAAACGTACCAGAAGTTGAAGTTTTAACAGCACCAAAATCAAGAACACAAACAGCTGCGTTAGTAGTTAAACCAGATACAGTAGAGCTGTTATAGATAACAGCGGCTTGTGCAGAAATTGTTGCACTCGTAAATGATATATCAGAAAAATCACAAACAGCTGCATCGCCAGATAAAGTTGGTGTTACAGATGTTAATGCTCCTCCACCTTCCGCATAAGTGCCAGATGCACCTACTTCGTCAGTTTGTTGGAAAGCAGTTGTTGATTTACTTAAAGTTGCTTCGTTGTCATATAGCGCTAGTTTAAATGTATTCCCCGTCGTTGCCGTAAAATTGTGTAGGCCTTTCAGGATCTCCACTTTGAAACTGTTAGCTACAGCTTGTGTAATTGCCATAATAATCTCCTATGGGTTCCTAGACTCGAGAGGGATACGAATAACGCCATCTCGAAATTCGTCTCTACGGTCACGCCCCATCTCATATGTGGCTAGATCCGATACAGACTTGTT